CTTGGGCTTGGGGCTAAGAACGGTCAGCCCTCGCGTGAATCAGGCCGCTGATCTGCTGTGCCAGCCTGGCGGCGTCGGCAATCATCGGCAGCAGCACCAGAGCCTCCACGGCGTCGGCGGTCTTCAATGCGTCCTGCAGCTCGCGCCCCGCGAATGTCGCGGAGTGCAGGGCCTTTGTCAGTGCTTCGTTCATCGTCTCTCCTTTGTTCGCCACCAGTGAAACCTAACGTTGGGGCTTGGGCCTTGGGCTTGGGGCTAAGAACGGTTAGCCCATGCGGTCATGACCGCGGCGAGCTGCGCAGCCTCGCGGCTAAAGAAGGAGCCCCGGAGCCCTTTGTTATCCACCGATCCAGCCCAAATGAACAGGCTATCTTCGTACCACACGCTGGCGAGTAGCTCCTCACCCAACCAAAGCTGACAGGACCGTCGGACCTTCGTGCTCGTCGGTGTCCAGATCCAGCGAAGGCCAGGACGGGGGGGAAGGTCGTAAATCGAGATGTGCTTGGTCATGGTTCGTCTCCAGGTTGAGGAAGGCAAAACCGCCCTACGCCCCACTTATCGACCAACCAGCGGCGGAACCTGAGACGAAAAACAAGATTCAAAAAAGAATTTGCGGCTTTAGCTTGAGCCCCAGGCCCCAAGCCCCAAGCTCCAGGCGCCAAGCGCCAGGCCCCAAGCGCCAAGCCCCAAGCGCCGCACGTCGTTACGGCGCTTCGCATGAAGTTGCGCGTCCTGACCCAGTTAATGGGCTGAATTCGGCGGATTCGGGTCATTTCACCCGCCTGGTAGACGGTGCGGCCGAAACTTTTTGATTACGAAACGGCCCTTTTCAGCTTCGACTTTTTTTGTGGATACGCGTGGGGCTGCCAGCGGAGCCGCCAGGGCGCGTCGCGGGGTCGATCCTGTACCGGGGGGTTGGTGGCGAGGCGTACGTGGGTGGGTGTCTTGACAGTTTTTGTCAAAGGGGGAAGGATTCGGTCTGAGTTCACCTATATCCAGTGATTAGAGGGCCCATGTGATGGCTTTGAGTGTCTTCTGTGGTTGTAGGGCGTCATCTGTGGTGAATGCGCGTGAGGTGATGTTGGAGGGTCGTCCTTATTTGGTCACGTCCTTGGTGATATTTGTCGAGGGTGTGCATTGTGGTTCTGGCGGTCCGTTATTTTACTCTGCGCATGAGTTGGAGCGTTCTGTGGAGGGTTGGAATGGTCGGGTGTTGCCGATTTTTCATCCTGAGAGGGGTGGAAAGTTTGTGACGGCGAATTCTCCGGAGGAGTTTGAGGGTCGGAAGGTGGGTCAGATTTTTGGTGCGCGTTATGATGGTTTGAAGCGTGGGATAGTGGGGGATGCGTGGATAGACGTGGAGGCGTGTCGGCGGCTTGATCCTGGGTTGTTGTCGGTGGTTCGATCTGGTCGTCCTGTGGAGGTTTCGCCTGGGATGATTTTTGATTTGGACGGGGTATCTGGGGAGTGGAATGGGGAGGCGTTTGGGTCATCGGTTTTGAACATAGTGCCTGATCATTGTGCGCTTTTGCCTGGGGGTAGGGGTGCGTGTTCTTTGGAGGATGGGTGTGGATTGAACGTGAATGTGGGGGATAATTCACTGATGAAGGCGAATCCGTTTGGTCAGTTGCACAGGATTTTCGCTGGGATTGGTCGTGAGTTATTTGGGGTTCGTGGGGTTGTGGTGAGTGAGTTGAGTCGTGGGGATTTAGAGGATCGGCTTCAGGTTTTGGTGAGTGGTTTGGATGAGGGTGGTAGGCATTACTTTGTGCATGAGGTTTTTGGGGATCATGTGATTACGGCTTGTCATGGGATGGATTTGGAGACTGGGGAGCAGTTGGGGACTCGGTATTATGATCAGCGGTTTGAGGTGGGAGGGGAGTTGGGGTTGGTTTTGTTGGGTGGGGGTCCTTTGGAGGTTCGGCGGGAATCGGAGTGGGTTCGGGTGGGTTTGTCGAATCAGGAGTTGGTGGGTGGAGTGTTGGAGTTGGAGCGAGGCGAGGAGGGTGACGTGAAGGTCAGGGATTTGGTCATGGGATTGATTGCGCATGAGAAGTCTCCGTTTACGGTGGATGATTCGGCGGTGTTGGAGTCATTTGGAGTGGAGCGGTTGGTGGAGTTGGCGTCTGGTTATGCGGCATTGCAGAGGGAGGAGGAGTCGGCTGCGTTGGTGGTTTCGGTAGAGGCGGCGAAGTTGGGTGGAGGAGTTGGGGGTGGGGTGGTGACGGTGAGTTCGTGGATGGCTGGGGCGCCTTTGGAGATTCAGTCGGTGGTATCTGCGGCGTTGGCGGCTCGGGCTGGGGTTCGGGCGGCACGGATTGAGACGATTTGCGGGAATGTGCGTAATCCGTATACGCGGGTGGAGTTGGAGGGTTGGTTGGACTCTGAGTTGGAGAAGTTGTCGGTGTTGGCGGCGCCTCCTGTGGACTACAGCGGAGCGGGTGGGGTGGCTCGGGCGCAGTTGTTTGCGCACAATGATGTGCCGGAGATGCCGAAGGTATTTGATGACAAGCGGTCGGTTCCGACGGCGTAGTTGGGTTTTTGGTTTTGGTTTTTGGGATTGGGTGTTGATACGGGGACGAGCAAGGGAGGCGGTAGATGTCGACGTTGCGAGTGGTACGGGTTCGGACGGACGTTCCGATTACAGAGGCGGAGGCTTCGGTGGTGGTGATGCCTGGGATGATGGTGGAGCCTGTGGCTGGTGGAACGTTTGTCCCGCACAGTACTGATGGGTCTGCGCATCCGAAGATGTTTGCGGTGGAGAATGATTTGATTGGTCGGACGATTGACGACGAGTACGCGATTGGGGAGCGGATGATTTTGATATCTCCTCGGCAGGGGGATCGGGTGTTGGTGCTTTTGGAAAACGGGGAGGAGGTTGAGTTCGGGACTCCGGTGACGTCGACGGGGAATGGGCGGGTTCGTGTGGGTGTGGAGGGGACGGACGACATTGTGGGGTTCAGCCGTGAGGCTTTTGACATGAGTGGTTCGAGTGGTGCGGATGGCACGGGTCGGATTGTGATCGAGGTGTCGTAGTTTGGGATTGGGAGTTGGTGCTTCGCTACGTTTTTTGGCTGGAGTACAGAGAAGTTTTCTTGATGGGGAGTTGAAGGGGGTAACGGATGGACCCGATGATTTCTTCGGGGTTGGATTTTTTCCGCGGGGGTTCTGGGCGAGGAGTGGTTGCCCAGCGTTTGTTGGCGGCGAACATGGATGTTCGGGCGATACGGACAAACGCGACGCTTCGTCGGGACGAGTGGATCGAGATTGACCGGACGGTAGTGGATTCGAGTCGGCTTCGTTTGGTGGGAGTTCAGGATTTGATGTCGCGGGGGTTGCAGTACAACTTATCGAATGCGTTTGGCAAGTTGGCCTTGGAGTATCAGAGTGAGTCGGACATGCACGAGGCTCAGATCTCGATGAGTGGGTTGAATCGTGCGGACAATGACCGGGTGGAGTTTGCGACTCAGAGCATGCCGATTCCGCTTTACCACAAGGATTTCCAGATGGATTCGCGTCACTTGGCGGCGAGTCGCAATGGTGGGGAGTCCTTGGACACGATTCAGGCTCGGGTGTCGGCGCGCAAGGTGGCGGAGTTGGCGGAGACGGTGTTGTTCCAGGGTGCGGGAGCGTTGGGTTGGGGTGGGACGGCGTTGTATGGGTACACGGACTTCCCGCAGCGCGTGACGATGGCTCTGGGGACGGCGTGGACGGATGTGGGCGTGACGGGTGAAGAGATTTTGCAGCAGGTCATGGACATGGTGGCGGAGTCGTTGGCAGTCAAGCACAGGGGTCCGTGGGTTTTGTACGTTCCGGCGGCTTGGCAGTTGAAGCTGGGGGCCGACTACAAGGCGAATGGGGACAAGACGATTCGGCAGCGGGTCTTGGAGATCGAGGGTCTGGAGGCGGTTACGGTTTCGGACTTCTTGCCGGCTGACAATGCGGTCTTGGTGGAGATGGTTCCGGAGACGGTTCAGATCGTGAACGGGATGCAGCCGACGACGGTGGAGTGGGAGCAGGAGGGTGGTTTCCTCTTGAATTTCAAGGTGTTGGCGATCATGCCTCCGCGGATTCGGTTCGACCATGACGGCAATTCCGGGATCGTTCACCTGTCGTAGTTCCGGGGCGGGCCTCGGCTGAACAAGGGGGATGGGTAAGTGCCTAGGTTTCTACACAAGGAGGGGTTCGGAGTTCATTCGCACAAGATGGCGGATGGGACAGTGGTCCGGACCAAGGCTGGGGATAGGATTGAGTTTAAGTCGGTGAAGGACCTGCACGGCGCCAAGGACAAGTTCCGGGCGTTGGAGGGTCCTGAGGTGTCGAGTCCCAACGACTATGGAACGGGTTTGGAGTTGCGGACGCGGGGGAAAGGTTGGTACGACGTGGTCAACCTGGAGACGGGCCTGGCGATCAACGACAAGCCTTTGCGACAGGCGGATGCGGTGGAGTTGGCGTCCGGGGAGGACGTGACGAGGCCCCCGGCTGCGGCTGTGGCGAATCCGGTGGGTCAGGCTCCGAAGACTCCGGCGATTGTGCCGTTTGGCGTGGCGTATCAGTCGGTGCTGGAGCCCATTAAGGGGTGATTGATCGGGAGCGAAGGTACTGGCAGATTCCTGAGATCTGGCCGGGCGGCGAGTGTTTCATCTTAGGCGGCGGCCCATCGGTGGCCGCCGTTTCTGTATCCGGGCTGCAGGGGCGTCGGGTGATTGCGGTGAACCAGTCGCACAAGATCGCCCCGTTTGCGGAGGTGTGTTTCTTCGCGGACTGTTCGTGGTGGCATCGGTTCGGGGAGCGTGAGCTGCTTGGGTTCTCGGGTCTGAAGGTGACGACGTGCATAAAGTTGCTCGGGGTGAAGGGCGTGAAGGTCTGCCGTAAGCAGACGTCGCCGGCGGGCTTGGTGTTCGGCGGCGGTGCGTTGTCGTGGAATCGTTCGTCGGGCGCGTGTGCGATCAATCTGGCGGTGGCTCTGGGGGCGAAGCGGATCGTGTTGTTGGGCTTCGACATGCGCGACGTGGGGGAGAGGTCGCACTGGCATGACGATTATGCGCCCATTCAGCAGAAGGTGTTGCGCCTGGTGGGTCGGGCGAGGAAGGTGGAGGCGCCTTATTCGAAGTTCCTGATCAGCTTCGCGGCCATTGCCCGGGATGCGGAGCGGCGGCGGATCGAGATCGTGAATGCGACGCCGGGGAGTGCGATCCGGGAATTTCCGATCGTGGACCCGGGAATTTTGTTGCAGCGGGCTCCCCCTGTCGATAAAGATATCGGTGTGGTGGGAAGCGATCCCTGCGTCTGAAGCGTCCTGCCGGTTTTACGGGGCCTTGGGCCCGCCGCGGCTTGTCTCGCCGTCCGCGTGTCGAGCGCGATCTGCGGGTTTTGGCTTCCAGTCGAGGATTCGAGACTGGGCGCTTGAGAGACCCCCCGACCTGATTGGCAGGTCGAGGGGCGAGTCGACCGGCGCGGGTGCGCACGGGCGACGACGAAGGCTACCACGCGCACCCGATCGAGGTAGGCGATGTCAGGAGATCACGGCCCCGTCATGGAGCGCGCGCGCGAAGTCGGCGCGAGCGACACGATCACCCCCGAGATCGCGCCGAGTCGCGCGCTGATTCCCCCGCTACAGTGGGCGATCGACCCGGGCTATCACCTGCGCCTCCAGGTCTCGATGCACATGGATCGCATCGACGCGGTGCGGTACGCATTCGCGAGCGACTACGCGCGGGCGATCCGTGGCAGCCGGGCGAAAGAGGCCGACGCGGTCGTCGCGCGCTACGTCGCGGCTGAGTCTCGCGAGCTGCGCGACGTGCGTGCTGCGATCCAGCGGTACGACGCTGGGTCTCGCGAGCGGGCAGCGGCGTTGGACTCGGCGTTGAGTCAGGCCGGTGGGCGATGAGCGGCGGCGACGTCTTCGCCGACTCGCCGCCCGCAGTCGTCTTGGCCGAGTGGCGTGTGATCCCGTGCCCCGGGCCGGGCATAGAAGCAGCGAGCGCGTCTCGCGCGAAGGACTGCGCCCCGATCCCCCCGTGCGCACACTGTCCAGAGCCCGGCGCTGTCGCAGTAGTCCGGGCCGACCGCACGCCCGAACGAGTCTGTGTCTTACACGCCCTGAGCGAGAACAGCAGGGCATGGCGTTGACTACGGATCCGGTCGAAGCCGCATGGGCGGCGTATGACGCGAAGCTCGCAGAGATCGCTGAAGCGATCGAGGCAGCGTTGCTGGAGATCGGAGCGAAGGTTGAGTCGGACGACGATGACCTGCTCAGACTGGTCGGTCTGAGCGGTGCGCGTGTCACGCAAGGATTGCTTGAGAAGAAGACGCCGGAGCTCGCAGTGATCGTGGCCGCGCGGGCGCGGGCGATGGTCTATCTCGCGGTGGCCCGGGCGATGCCCCCAGGGCTACCGGAGAGCTTCGCCGCCGACTGCGCGCGCGTCACGCGGGATCTCAGACAGCCCTGCTGCGAGCCGCACTTTATGGCGGGCGTCGCCGGGATAACGAAATCGAGGACCGGGTACGATCTCACGATCGAGGTGGTCAGGCTGTTGGACGCCCTCTCACAGGCTATCGCCGCGCGTGAGTTGGGCGGCCCGCTGTGAAGCTCCTCGAACTGGAGCTTTGCAGCGTCGACCTCTCCGCGCCGCTGACCCTCGGCTCTGCCATCCACGCCGCGCTGCTCGATCCCGGGGTTTTTCGGGCGACGACCGCCGCCCGTAGCTGCTCTCGGGAGGTTCTATTGTGAGCCTGTGCCAGAGGACAGGAAAACGCCGCCACAAGATGCAGGCGCATGCGCTCGAGCAGGCGCAGCGCATGCGCGAACAGGGGAATATTTTCGTGCGTGCTTATCGTTGCGTGGAGTGCATAGGCTGGCATCTGTCCACCCAGGTCACGCCTGCTCACGTCGTGCGTCCCACTTCCAGTGGTGACCACGGGGGTGCTCGCGTGAAGCCGACGGATCAGCCACGAGACGTCGGTGCGAACAATGCAAGGAGGCTCTGATAGCGTTCTTACATTTCGATGAAGCGAAGACTCTTGCTGAGAAGGCCATTCGGAACTGGCTCGCAGCGTCGCCTCGAGTCACCAGAGCGCTCTTCGTCCGAGACCTCTTCGGCAAGTTCAGGCTGGCGATCTGGTCCCCTCACACGCTCGATACCGCCGGCATCGAATGACCTGCCTTATCCACCGAACTGATCTCACGGTCTGCCAGATCTGCACTCTCGTTTATTGCCCCGCGTGCCGTGAGGGATCCGGCAAGCCTCACGCCACCGACTGCATCGCCTGGCAGGGACTCAAGAAGGGGTCGTTGTCAGATTCCCGAACATCGTTCGAGCGGAGGGTCGAGGGCTTCGGCCTTCGCTACGACCGCCCGTGGATAAAGGACGCCACCGGGCGGCGTGTCATCAGGGTCGCGAAAGGCCAGAGCGCCTATGGCCTCGCCATAGCCCGGCTGGAGCGGCGGCGTGAGGCGACCGAAAAGAGTGGTGAGTGAGCTGGCACTATTTGCCGGAGCCGGCTGGGGCGTCCTCGGAGGCAGCCATGAAGAGAAATGAAGCGATCGAGGCCGCCGATTTACTCCAGCAGGGCACTCCGATCTCGCGGAATTTCTGGGAATCACCGACGCTGGACGAGCTGGCGCAGGCACAGAACGTGCGGCCGATAGCGGACGTAAGGGCGCTCTTCGGCACCTGGCCGGGTGAGATAGACGACGGCTTCGAGGAGGACCTTGACGAATTGAGGCATTCGCATGCGGGAAGAGCGCGCAATCGCGTTTGACGTAGATCTCCGGCGCAACGTTTGCTGGTTTATTCGATGGATTTTCAGACGCCCGAAGCGTGCCGGGACGCTCGGGATGGTATTCGGCCCGGCAACACTGAAGGAACGGAGACCAACGCATATGGCAAGCATTCTCACGGACGAGCAGAAGATCTCGATTTCGGTGAAGCCAAAGACCCTCGCCGGCAACCCGGCGCAGGTGGATGGAGCCCCGGTTTGGAGTAACTCAAACCCTGAAGTGATCGATCTGGTCGTAGCCCCCGATGGTATGTCGGCCGAGGCGATCACCGTTGGCCCGATCGGCGTATCGCAGATCGTATGCAAGGCCGACGCTGACATCGGAGAAGGGGTGACCGAAATCAAGGCGATCGGGGACATCGAAGTCGTGTCCGCGATGGCGGCAACGGTTGGGTTTGAGTTCGGAGCGCCTCAGATCAAGTAGTCACGAGCGGCCCCCCCCCGTGGCTCTCGTACGGGGTGGGGGGGACGGAGACAGAAGAGGCATTGATGCTACGCGTCGCAGCGGTCTATCGATCTGGTGGGGATTATGATCCCAGCTACTTCACCAAGCTATTCGCCGGAGTAGAGCGCCATCTCACCCGGGAACACGAGAAAATCCTCCTCGTCGACGACCGGGTTGCATTCAGCCATCCGAAGATTCCGCCGTTTACCGTCTCTCCGTTGGAGTTCTCGTGGCCTGGTTGGTGGTCGAAAATCGAACTGTTTCGTCTGTTGGGTCCCGTGCTGTATCTGGATCTGGACACCGTGATCACGGGGAGTCTCGATCCTCTGGCGGATGCAATCTGCGCCCAGGATAACAGCGAGGTTTTTTGGATGCTGCGCGGGTTCTACAAGCAGGATCGATGCTCTGGCGTTATGGGGTGGAACGGCGACTACAGATGGCTCACGGACGCGTTCATCTATGAGATGAATTCTAAACCGTTTATGTGGTGGAATGTTGGAAATAGTGTCGGGCTCACGAGTCGACATGGCAGATTCAGGGGGGATCAGGAATGGATCCGCGCGCGCGTGGGCGACGGTCCAAGGAGAATCGAGTCTCGCTTCGTCCAGGACGCGCTCAACGGCGTTCTGTCATTCAAGGTGGACCTTCGGGGCAGGAAATGCATTCTTCCCGCGGGGGCGAGCATGGTGGTGTTCCATGGGAAGCCCCGCCCACACGAGGTTCCGCCCCCGGTCCCGGACTGGCTGCGGGAACACTGGTCCCCGTGACAACGGATCGGCGCAGGGCCGGCTGTCGGTTCATACTGTTGGCGATCATGCTGCCATTTTTTATCTTGGCATGGGCGATTCCGCTATTCATGCGGGATCTAAAACACGTCGTTCTCTTCTGGATGGGGGTTTGGTGAGTTACACATCTGGAACAGATAGCGTGGTGTGGGAGGAGAAGATCTGGGGTCGGCGCGCGTTGCTTTCAGCGTCGGCTACCCACACGGCGCACTACCTTCAAGTCAAGAAGGGCTACCGCTGTTCTTGGCACCAGCACCTCAAGAAACACAACAAGTTCGTGGTGTTGACTGGCCTGGTTGAGGCATGTCGAGAGACCGTTAACCACAGGGCTCCAGGCAGGCCAACGAAGACCAGTTTCCGGATCTTCCCCGGGGAAACGCATCACGTCGGGCCGGGAAAGTTCCACGAGTTTCGGGGGATTCTGGATTCGGATATGATCGAAATTGCATGGGTCGATGACGGCATGATCGAACTCGACGGAGACATCGAGCGGAGGTCCGAGGGCGGCATGTTCGAACTCGGCGGAGACATGGAGCGGAGGCCCGGGAGCGGCTAATCGCCGCTAAGAACGTCGTCGCGGCAGGACTTGCCGAGACGGAAAACGGACGTGGAGAACGGGTAAGCCGGGTGGTGTCGATGGGCACTGGCGTTCCGTTCGTTGAAGCGTCAACCACCGGGGCCTCCCCCGGAATCTCCGCCCTTTAGGGCGGGGAGGAGGTAAAACTTTTCACCGCCTTCTCGCTCGAGATAGCTTGGGCCTACGAACCTTTCTTCAAGTCCTTGTCCCTGTCCTTACGGCACTGGAGACAAACACGGAAGAGCTTGGTCGGATTCACGTATGTGTTCTCTAGAGTGAATTTATGCCCACGATAGCAAGTGTCGGGGCGCTGCTTCTCGGGTGCCGCGCGCGACTTCCGTGGCTTTTCCTGCGAAGGAGGCAGTTTCCTTCGACACCCGCAGCTCTGGGTTGCGCCGCTTTGAAGGTTCTTCGACAAAACGGTGCGCATATTCCCGCAGATGCAGAGGCATTCCCAGACTGCATGACGGTCGTGGGAGATGCAGTAGAGACGAAGCACGGTCAGTCGACCGAAAACCTGGTGAGTTAAATCAGGAGCTTTCATGTCAGAGAAGGATAGCAGAAAAAACATGCCGGAGCCTTTGAATTCTGGGTTAGTTGCAGGACAGTCAGTACCGGCAACCCAGCTCAGCGGACCGCAGTGAGCGAGCAGGCTCCGAAGAAGATCCTCGTCGTTTCCGGTATGGGAGACCTCCATTTCGTGCTGTTGAAGCTCGAGGGGTTCATGAAGCAACGAGAGATAGATATCCCGCCCGAGATCTGGGTCTGGAATCTGGACGGTCGACCACGTTCACTCGGGCTGGTGGAGCGCGTGGCTTTTTGCACGCCGGGTGGATACTGGAATCGCGCACGCGACGATGCTCCCAAGCAGTTCTCGGCGTGCTATCTGGCCGGAACTCGCGACATCGATCAGGTCGATGGCTTCGACTGGTTCCTGTGCCCCAACGGGAAGCTGCGCAATGGAACGCATCTCAGCCAGGCGCTGGGCGGGTGTGAAACGAACTGGAATTACCAGTTAGGGGTCACGGCCGGGGAGGAATTGTTCCTCGCCCAGTACCGCGCCGTGTCGACCCCTGAGGTCATGCTGTACTTTTCGGATCAGGGCATGTTCAAGACCTGGCTTCGCGCGTGGCCGATTCAAACGATTCGACGATTCATCGCTGAGTTGGCCAGGCTGCTGGGTGGGTATCGCTTGACGTTGACCGGCTCCACCTGGGATGTGCCGTGGACTGACCGCCTCCTCGACGAATGGGCCTATCCTGAGACGCTCACCAGCCGAGTCGGCAAGACTACCCTGGACGAGTTCATGGCCATGGTCCGATGCGCCGATGGGTTCGTGGGCTGGTGTGGCGGGAACGGGATGCTTGCGACGCACCTGAAGATACCGACCTATATGCTCTGGTCGGACTACTTCGGGAAGGGGATGTCAACATCATGGGTCGACGAATCACGCAATGGGACCATCTACCTCCCCGCATGGGTGGAAACCCTCCATCCGGAGCAGGCGGCCGAAGAGGCGGCGGAACTGATCCTCGCTTGCGGGCAACCCAGGGAGTTCTCCCTGCGGGGAGGATGATCGCTCCACCCCGGAACCCAAATCTTCTCGCCAAGCACACCAGGGACGGAGCCCGACCTCGCATTCTCCTCCCGCCAGGGCTGGGGGATTGCCATTGGGTGATCCTGAAACTCCGCGACTTTCTCTCGAAGCACTGCGCCATAGCCGAGGCAGACGTGTGGCTCTGGGACATGGGCGGCCCCCGCCGCTCGGCCGAGTTCATCCAAAGGGTCCCCTTCCTCCGATTCGTCGACTACATGGTGATACCGAGGATTTACGGGGCGCAGCTCCGCGAGTTGTGCCGGACGGACCGAACCGTGATCTCGAACTATTGTGGGTTCGACTTCGCGTTCGCGTTGAATGGCTGGATGGAGTTGGGCAAACCGATCGACAACGCGATGGGCTCGGAGCCGGAGTGGGACTACCCGATCCTGGAGGCCGCGCAGGAAACGGCCTTCGCGCTCGAGCACCGCGCCAAGGGACCCTGGATCCTGACCTACTTTTCCGCCCTCTTGTGGGCGAACGAACTGGGAGTCCAGTCTGTTCGCAATCTGCTGACTCGGCTGGAGGCGAGCTTTCCGGGACATCGCATTCTCCAGGTCGGCTTACCTTGGGATTCCGAGTTCGCCGACAAGCTAGGGCGCCCACGAGAGTTCAACATGTGCGGACAAACCGATCCAGACGAGTACTTCGCACTCCTACGGGGATGCGATGGGATGGTTGGGTTCGCCAACGGAAACACGATCCTGACCACGTACTTCGGCCGGCCAACGGTCATGGTCTGGAATCGCAAGCGCTATCCGAATTCAGGCTTCCGGTCAAACTGGGTCCAACCAGGAGCCAAGTATTCCTCGCTCGAGATGGAAGACTTCTCTCCGGGTCGCGCCGCGGATGATTTGCTCCGACTCACAGGAGGCTTCACCGAGAACGCTGACTGGAACGCCGCTCTCAACATAAAAGCCGCCGCGAGTTGCGCGGAGGCGCTAAACGCCTGTGGAGATCCTGTAAGTCCCGATCGCAAGAGCCCGCTCGGATCGTTGAATCAGGAATCGGCATGATCAGGAATGATGTTTTGAGCAACGGTGAACCGATCGGGTCCGGATCTCTGACGTGGCTGGATGATCTCGGCCTCGGTTACTGCGATTCGAAGCCGATGGAGTACGGCCAGAACTATTGGCAAGAATACATCGACCGCGCGGCGAGCCCGATGGGCGTCAAGCTGACCGAGATCCGGACGGAACTCGTCGCGAAGTATCTCCCGTCGAGCGCGTTCCTGCTCGATGTCGGCATCGGGTGCGGTCAGTTCGTCGAGGCCCGCCCGAACACCTTCGGGACCGACTTGAACCCCAGGGCCGTCGCCTGGCTGCAAGAACGCGCGATCTTCGTTCCGGATCTCCATGGCTGGAACAAGTCGATGACTTTCTGGGACTCACTGGAGCACATCCCCAGGGCGAGTGACGCCTTCGTCCGCGCGTCTGAGTTCGCCTTCTTGACCATGCCGATCTACCGCGATCGTGACCACGTACTCAGGAGCAAGCACTTCAAGCCCGGCGAGCACCTCTGGTACTGGACCCGGGCCGGACTGATCCGCTGGGCGCGCGGGCTCGGCTATGAATGCCTGGAGGTGAACGATTTGGAGTCACGCGCCGGCAGGGAAGACATCGAGACGTTCGTCTTCTGCCGTAGGCCCTGAGAATCCGCTATTCTCGGCGGGGGGGGGCACACCAACCCAGGGAGGCCATGCATGGCTTGTCGAGTTTCCGAACACGAAGTGAAAGCCATCATGGACACGGCCCTCGAGGTCGAAATCATCACGCCGTTTCTCCACACGGCCAACGTGATCGTGACGAGTCGACTGACCGGGGCCGGATACGCATCCGACCTCCTGAAGCAGATCGAGAAGTGGCTTGCGGCGCACTTCGTGGCAGTGCGCGACCCGGACATGGAAGCCGAGCGCACCGGAACCACGACCGAGACTCGCTACCGCGGGAAAACCGCGATGGGTCTAGATTTCACTCCCTACGGTCAGCAGGTCAGGGTTCTGGACTGGAAGGGCATCCTGGACAGCGCCATCGAGACCGGAAGTAAGTCCGTCGTCTCGTTTCACACGTTCGGGTAACCGATGCCGTCACGCTCCAGGGGCTACGCCAACGTCCTGATCCATGATGCCGTCTACTGGGGCAACCCGGCTTCCGACGGGACCTCCGGGAGGATTTTCGATGACCCTGTCGCCGTCAAGGTCAGGTGGGACTGGGTAGGTGAACTATTCCGTACGGCCAACGGCCGGGAACTTACCTCCAAGGCTATCGTGCAGGTTGGACAGCCCATGGACCCAGGGGGTTACTTGTGGCTGGGACCCTTGGATGAGGTCGACTCGAGCGGCCTGGACCCGCTCTCCTTGGAGGATTCCCTGGAGATTATGTCCTACGAATCGATCGACAACTTGAAGGGCACGCGGACGGCGCGTCGGGTGTGGCTCTGATGGCGCAGATCAACCGGTACATCAACGGCGTGACTTACGTGAATAGTAACCTGAACAGGGCGGTCTCACGCATGCGCGTCAGGTCTCGCGTGGCCATGAAGGGCGCGTGCGAACTGGTGAAAGCTCGGGCGATGCAGATGACTCCGGTCGACACCGGACACCTCCGCGGGGGCGCCGATACCTCAGTCGATGCGTGGCGCGGGTCGAGCTTGCTGCTGGGAACGATCTACTACACCGCGACATACGCCCCAGCGGTGCATGAGATAAACCGGAACTACCAGAAGCGCTACAATCCAGAGGCGCAGTGGAAGTTCCTCGAGAAGGCCCTGGTCGAAAAGGAGCAAGAAGCGTTGCGGTTCATGCGCGACGTGATCGCGTTCGAGAGGGCGTCCGGACCATGAGTCCCGGCCAGAACCCGCCCTCGCAAGACCTGGCGACCCTTCTTGAAGAGGATACCGGACTAGCGCTTACCTTCGCCCAGAACTTGTTCCGAGGGGAGCTTCCGCCCAAGCCAGACCGGTGCATTTCCATGAAGGATTCTGGTGGGTCTGCCCCCGACCCGCACCTCGTTTACCAAAGGCCAACTGTACAGTGTATTGTGCGCGGCGGCAGGGGGAACTACGATGATCCCCACCGTTGGGCTCAGGACATAGAAAACTCTTTGAACGGACGCCATGGAGAGGTGGTCGACGGGTCCAGGTACATCGGAATCTGGGTGTTGTCGCCGGTTTCATGGCTGGAACTCGACGAGAGCCAGCGCAACGTGTTTTCGATCAACTTCCGTATCCACAGAACAACCGTGGAGTAAGACGCCCCACGTAGTTCTGTAGCCGCCGAGGAAGGGGGCTCAGATGGCCAGTTCTGCCATTGCCGGAGTAGGCACTCAGTTCATGCGGGGCGATGGAACCAGCCCAGAGGGCTACGACCCGATTGCCGAGATCAACTCGATCACCGGTCCGGGCATGACCAGAGACTTCATCGACGTCACCTCGCTCGATTCGGTCGGCGGTTATCGCGAGTACATCGGCGGGTTCCGCGACGGAGGCGAAGTCACCCTCGAGATGAACTTCACCTCGGCGGGCTACGCCGCGATGTTGACCGATTTCGAGTCGGCGGATTCGCGCAACTACCAGATCGTGATCTCCGATCCGCTCGACACCACGCTTACCTTCGCCGCGTTCGTCACGGACCTACCGCTGACGATCGTGCCTGACGACAAGATCACGCTTTCGGTGACCCTGAAGATCACCGGCGCCGTCGACATGACGACTTAACCTGGGCGGGGAGGTTTGATGCAGGTTCTCGTTCTCAGCAAGGAGCAGATCCTCAGTGTCGACGACATGCAATACCGCGACGTCTCTGTCCCGGAATGGGGTGGAGTCGTTCGGCTGAAGTCGCTCTCCGGCATGCAGCGCGACCGTCTCGAGGCCGAGGTGCAGTCACTGGGTCAAGGCAAGGGGCTCGGCTCCGCCAACCTCCGCGCGAAATTCGCTCAGGCGGCGATCGTGGACTCGAACGGGAAGAGGATGTTCGAGGCTGCGGATCTCGACAAGCTGGGGCGCAAGAGTGCAGCCGCTCTGTCTCGGGTCTTCACCGTGATCGTGGAGATGAACGCCATGACGAAGCAGGACGTGGAGGATCTGGCGGGGGAATCCGAAGCCGGCCAGGCCGGCGATTCCTCTTCCGACTCTGCCTCCAGCTAGGCGTCCCACACCCCGATTTCCTCCTGGAGCTCCTGACTTCACGCCAGTTGTCTGAGTGGACGGCTTACGGATCGGTCGAGAGTTTCGGGGACGGTGAGGAGTGGAACCGGGCTTCGATGATCGCCTGTGTGATCGCGAATTCCCAGCGTGGGAAGCGCAGTCGAAAGTTCAAGCAGACGGATTTCATGCCGCAGACGTGGGTCCCATCGGGCAAGCAGACCGCAGAAGATCATAAGGCCGCGTTACTGTCCATCTTCGAAACGTCGAAGCGACTAGAGCAACGAGAGCCGAAGCGCAAGAGGATCCCGGATGACGATCGGAACCCTGATCGCGCACATCGGGCTCAACACGAAGCCCCTCGAGCAAGGCGTCACCAAATCTCACGGCCTGTTCCGGAGCCTCGGTAGGCAGATCGACGGCGTCGGCTCCGCGCTCGGGGGATTCAGTGCGCAGGTGACCGGGGCCACGGCTGCGTTGGCAGGTCTTCTGATCTTCAAGAAGATCACCGAGGTCGGGTCCAAGTTCACGCACGAACTGACCGTAGCCGGCGCTGTCATGGAAGCCACGACGGAGCAAATCGCGTTGATGCGCGCCGAAGCATTCAAACTCGGCGAGTCGACCGAGTTTGGCGCCATCAAAGCTGCTGAAGCCTTCAAACAACTCGGGCAGTCTGGCTTCGATGCGGCAAAGTCCGTCCAGGCCATGCCGCATATTTTCAACCTCGCGACCGCCGCACAGTTCTCGCTGGAAGAATCCGCGCGTCTGGCCGCCGCCGCGATGCACAGCTTCGGCTTGGAAACTCGAGACATGGGTCGCATCACCGACGTTTTTGTCGGAGCCGTCAACCGATCGGCGACTGACATGGCCGACTTGGGCGAGGCGTTCAAGTACGCCTCGCCGGTCGCTGCGTCATTCGGATACACGATCGAAGAAACCGCTGGGTTGCTCGGCGTGCTGGGGAATGCCGGCCTTCGCGGATCTCTGGCGGGAACCAACCTGGCCCAGGCGTTCACCAAGGCGACCCACGCGGCGTCTATGTTGGGCCTAGAGAGTACCGACCTCGTCGACGTTCTGGTTGAACTCAACAGCCGCGGCGCATCGCCGAACGACTTCCTCAAACTATTCGGCCGACAAGGCGGACGCGTTGCGTTCGTGCTGGCCCAGTTGACCAAGGAGTCGCGTGAATTCCAGAACGCCCTACGCAACGTCGGTGGAGAAGCGAAAACTCTATCCGACATTATGCGCGGCACGACCGAGACGGCGTTCAAGCAACTCATGGCCACGGTGGAGAACACCGCCATCCAAGCGTTCGAGCAATTCGAAGCGGAACTGGCCGGAGAGATCAGGGCGTTGACAAAGTGGGTCCAGGAAAACCGATCCCTCATCAACCAGTTCGTCCAGGGGTTGGCGACGATCATCGTAGGGGTATCAAAGTTGGTCGGCCTCTTGGTCGTGTTGTTGGCCGCTATGTCCCAAGCGTTCGCAGAGGCTTTCGGAGGGATCGAGACCAGATCCGATCGTGTTGTCGGTGCTATGAGAAGGTTGGTCGACGACGGGTTCATCGGCCCGATGACCGAGGCCGAAATGGCGATGGAAGCGACGGCCGGAAAGATGATCGTCGCGCTCGCACCGCCAGATCCAACCCCATGGGAAGAGTTCTGGGCATTGCTGGGGATCCTGGGAACTAACCTCTTCGAGGTGGTAGAGGCCACGATCAAGACGATCGGGAACGTCATCGCCGGTGTTCTGAAGGTGGTGTTCATCCATCTGGGCCACATCGCGGGCGCCATCGGCGACGTGTGGAATGCGCTCAATTCCCTGATTCAGTTGGATTTCAGCGGCGTCGGAAAATCGCTTAAAAGCTTGGTCCAGCACGCGACAGATGCTTGGAGGCAAGGTGCGAAGGCGTCTGAAGACGCCGTCAATGGAATCGTCGACGCGTGGACAGACGGCGTGAAGGACATGGACACTCGCTCGCCTGGCCAGGCGATCCTGGACGACTTCGTCCGCGCGCAGACCGGAGCCAACAAACTGAAGGGCACGGTGGAGGAACTCCTGGGGGGAGACTATTCGAAGGTCCAGATCCCAGGGATTTTCGATGAACTCGGCGACGAGGAAGGCGGGGGGGTCACGGCAGCGAAGAAGTCCCTTCAGGCGCAGGTCGACGGATACAAGGCGGTCCTTGCCTCCGGGCTCGGGACCACAGCTCAACTCCAGTCTGTGTGGACCGCGCTCCACGAATCGGAGCGCAGGGAGATAGATGAGACCGTAGACGCGTTCCTGAAGGCCGGGGGGACGATGGAGGAAGCCGAACTCCTGCGCGCAGCGAAGTCGCAGGGCGAGTTCACCGGCCCGGAATATGACCCGGAAGCTCTGGCCCAGGCCAAGGCGGTTCAACTTGACGGGTTCCAGGCGATCCTGGAGGCAGGCGTCGGCACCGTCGAGCAGATCCAGATGGCGTGGGACGGCTATCACCGGATCCGCAAGGAGCAACTCGACAGGGAGGTCGCCGACTTCATGCAGGCTGGCGGGTCGATGGAGGCCGCGGCCGCCTTGCGGGAGTCCAAGTCATTCATCGGCCCGATCTTCGATCCAGAGGCCGCGCAAGCGTCCGCTGATGCGACCAAGGCCACTCAGATGGCTGGCTTCCAGGCCATACTGGACGGCGGAGTAGCTACGACCGTGCAATTGCAGGCCGCTTGGGACGCCTATGAGATGCGGCGCCAAGAGCAGATCTACGCGGAGGTCGATGCCTACTTAGACGCTGGCGCATCGATCGAGTCCGCGCAGGCCCTCGGGCTCACGCGCACGAAGCAACTCCTGGCCGAGGAGCGCGAATTCTACGCGGAGCACGGGACTCTCTTGCAGCAGTGGGCGGACGAATTCCAGGGCTCGCTGCGTGAGTTGTTGGGATCCGCGTTGACCAGCGCGATCACCGGCGACTGGGAGTCCATGGCGGACACGATCTCGGATATCTGGAACAACCTGATGACCGAGCTAGCCGAGCAGACCGCCAAAGATTTCGTGGCCAGCCTGATGAGCAAAGAGGGCGGTGGCGGTGACGGTGGCGGTGGCGGTGACGCTGAGGGCGCTATGTCATTTATATCTAAACTCTTCAGCGACGACGGTGGCGGTGGCGGCGGCGGCGGCGGCGGCGGCTCCGCCCCGGTCGACTACGAGGCGATCATGGAGAGCGCCCACGGCGCCGCCGAGGGTGGGATGTTCCGCAAGCCGACGTTCGCCATGTTGGGTGAAGCCGGGCCAGAAGCAGTCATTCCCCTGGAGAAACTGAAGGATCCGGACTTCATGCGCGGGATGGGCGGACACGGGAGGAAGACGGCCGTCCAGGTCACCATGAATATCCAGACGCCAGACATCGGGTCGTTCCGCGCGTCTGCTGGGCAGATCGCAGGCAAGCTGGGAGTCGCGATCGATCAAGTCAGTCGGAGGAATAACTGATGGCCTTCCACGAGGTCTTGTTTCCCACGGATATTTCCTACGAATCCGAGGGAGGCGCCGAGTTCTCGACCGAAGTGGTGGAACTCACGTCTGGGCACGAGCGGCGGAACCAGAACTGGGAGCACGACCGGGAGCGTTGGAATGTCGCTTATGGGGTAAAGGCGAAGTGGCAACTCATGCTGCTACGGGATTTCCACCGCGCCCGTCGCGGGATGCTGCATGGCTTTCGGTTCCTCAACCATGACGACTTTGAAGCAGTCGGTTCCAAGATCGGAACCGGCGACGGAGTGGAGACGATATTCCAGTTGCAGAAGGTCTACGAACCAGGGACTTACGAGTACTCCAGGAAGATCGTCAAGCCAATCGGCGGGACGGTCCAGATCTTCGTGGACGGCGTGGAGCAGATGAGCGGGTGGACCGTCAGTACCGTCACCGGGATCGTGACGTTCACCTCGCCTCCATCGATCGGTGACGTGATCTCGGCAACGTTCGATTTCCATATTCCAATGCGCTTCGCCTCGGACCACCTCCCGATCAACCTTTCGACGTATGAGGCGCGCTCAACCGCCGTAGAACTCCTGGAGATCCGCCAGTGAGCAAGGCGATCAGCGCGGAGTTGAGAGCCCACCTCCAGCAGGAAACCACGACACGGGCAGTGCTATGGCGCGTACAACGTCGCGACGGGACCGAGTACTTCTACACCGATCACGATACGGACATCGTGTTCACCGGGGACACGTACCAGGCCAGCACCGGATTCATCTCTACTTCCCTTTCCCAGGATCGAGGGATGGGCGTGGACAACATGGAGGTGATCTCGTTCATGCACCAGGGCATGATCACGGAGGCAGACGTAGCCGCCGGTCTCTTCGACATGGCCACGGTCGACATTTTCGTCGTGAACTATGAAGACCTATCCATGGGTGCGCTCTACCTGGCGCTCGGTTGGAGCGCAGGAGAGATCAAGATTGGCGACACGAGCTTCACCTGCGAGATCCGCGGTAAGAGTCAGCGCCTCCAGCAGGAGATCGTGGAGATCACGTCGGTCACTTGCCGGTACACGCTCGGCGACGCCCGCTGCAAATTCGACCTAACGCCGAGCACGGGCGACAACCCGTACCAGGAAGACTCCAGCGTCATCTACGTCACCGATCGGCAGCAGTTCACGGCGAGTCTCGTGACGGAGAGTGCGGACCCGGACGTCTGGAGATTCGGGCTCGTGGAGTGGCTCGACGGGTTAAACGTCGGGCTTACCATGGAGATCAAATCCTACGACGGAGATACAGAGGACTTGATCCTCTTCCAGGCGATGCCGTTCGCTATCGAGCCGGGTGACGCATTCCAGGCGACGTTCGGTTGCGACAAGATCATCCGAACCTGTTCGGTGCGCTTCGACAACGTGCTGAACTTCGGTGGTGAGCCCCACATCCCGGAGCAGGGCACACTGCCCATCACTCATGGGCCGGGATCGGTGCGGCACGCATGGGACCGATGAGAGCGCGCATCCTGTCCGAAGCTAGGAAACTCCTCGGCGTCCAGTACCGGGACCACGGGCGAACGCCGCATGGGGTCGACTGCGCGGGCCTGATCCTCCTGGCAAAGAACTTCGCGATGAACTCGTGGGATGATTTCCTGGACTACGAACCAAACCCGACTCCTTCCCAGATCCACCGAGCGGTCAAACGATTCGCTTCCCGCACCTCGTCACCGCGGCCCGCTGACGTGCTGTTGACCCGCCACTTCGGCGCTGTCACGCACCTTGGGCTATTCACAGGTTCGACGCTGATCCATGCGGATCGATTCATCGGACACGTCGTTGAAGCGCCGATCTCTGGCGTAGATGTCGTCGCGGCTTACTCATTGCACGGAGTTGACTGATGCAGGTAGTTGGAACGGTCGTAGGGTATTACTACGGAGGACCGGCCGGAGCGCAGGTCGGTTCTACGATCGGCGCCTGGATCGACCGCAACGTCCTAGGGCTGTACGGCAAGGACGAGGTGCTCGAAGGGCCACGACTGGATTCGATCAACGTCCAGTCGGCGGCCTATGGGATAGGGATCCCGGTCGTCTACGGCACGATGAAAATGGCCGGGAACATCATCTGGGCCGGCCCTATCCAGGAAGTCATAACAGTGAAAGACGGCGAAAGTCTCGCCGAGTACCTCGCCAGCTTCGCCGTCTTGCTCTGTGAGGGCGTGATCCAAGGGATCACTCGCATCTGGGCGAATGACCTGCTCATGACGGACCTACGGGAGACTCCCATTGGGCGAAGGGTTGGGGGCGGCCCTAGCTTGGCGGAGTCGATCGCTATCTATTACGGGACGGAAGATCAGGAGCCTGACCCGACGATCGCGGCGTGGGGCTTGGAAGGAAACTTCGTCCCGGCATATCGTGGGCGCGCCTACGTCGTGTTCAAGAACTTCAAGCTGAAGTACACGAACAACTCGATTCCAAACCTCCTGTTCGAGTTATCAACGGACGTCACCCAGTCGGTCCCGTTCGATCCTATCGACATCTCACCGGACATTGCGTCGATCGACAGCTCGAACCCGT